TGCCATCTTCAATAGCATATTGTGTATCTGGCAGTCTAATTCCATTTATGTATACATTGATTTTTAAATCTGCAAGATCAGTTATATCATCATATACATCTACATTAAAATTATTTGTCTGTTCTTGGCCTTTGTAAATCCTGATGACTCTTTGAAAATCATCGTAATAATTTGTTATCCATCCGTTGGCATAGGTTACGGTGTCATCTAATACAATTTTTAAATAATTTTTTGACACGTTAACTGTTATCAGTTCAGCGGCTTGTTTGTAAGAAAATGTATCTGTTGTATAATTAAAATTAAAAACTACATCGCCAATATTGTTAATATTTCTATATGTCAATGGAAATTTTAATATGCTGTCATCAATTCCTGTACCTCGTTGATAGGAAAAAACTTTTGTACCTACAAACGTACTGCCTTCGTATTTGTTAATATCTGAGATGCCGACTTCGTCGTTATCAAAAATGTCAAACAATACATCTTGATTTATACTGATTTTTTCTTGGCCTAATTTCCAAACAGTACCATCAAACCAATACATCTTGCCTTGATTAGTACCTAGTTTAACTAATACTGTTTGATCTTGTTGAGGCTCTGTGTCGTCAACTTCAATTAATGTTATTTGTTTTTGACGGCCTAATCCAAATTGTACTTCAATAAATTTTACTTGAAAAATTCTACCCACTACTCTAATGTCAGTGTCTGCAGTAACTAACAATCTGTGGCCGTCGGCTAAACTAACTCCGTCTACATTATATCCTAAACTGCCTTCGATTGTGCTAAACACATCAGTGGTAAAGGTGTCAATCAAATCAATATTTTTTTTGGCCTTGGTTCCAAAATTATAAAGTTTGATTCCGGCTGTAAATTCAATAATTGGTCGCTTGGCTCTTGCACTTTGATCTAAATCTGCTGTTGTTCCGTTAACAGTAGATGCAATATCTATAATGCTTTGATGAAACCATCTGTTATAACGACTCCACGGATTTCTATCTGGGCTTGCTCGATTCACTGTGATATAATCTTGATCACCGGCGAAGGCAGTAGCATCATCAAATGGCAATTCATCAAATGCTGTGTCATCAAACAGTACTGATCGTTGTTCGCTATATCCGCTGACAATTTCTAAATCATCTGCAGATACTAACCGAATCTTGTCGCCAACACCTTCAACATACCAATATCCCGTAGCATACTGTGACGGAGTTACTTCGCCAACAAAGTTTACTTTCATACCATTACTAAGCGGATATCCATTGCCCATGGTATATGTTTTTTTGCCTAAAATTTCTGTGTCGACGTCAATCTCTGTGTTGTCTTCTATGTTTTGAATTTGCAATACACCACCGATGTTGACATCATTTTCGCTGACATAGAATAACACATTAGGGGCATCTAACGGGATTTCAAAAATTAATATTCCAGACTCTACAGCCGTTGCTCCACTGTCATCAACTGAAACACCCTGAGTATATCGACTCAGCGTTCCGCCTATTCTTTGAGTCTTGATACTAAATGCTTGATTTGGTGTTGTGACATTAAATTTGTATGTTTGACCTCTGTACAATTTTAATACTGGATTTCTCGTCAACCCATCAGGATTAAAAATGTAAGCAAAATTATCTCCCTCGTCTACCAAACTCACAGTGTATTCACTTTGAATTGTTTTTTGTTGTCCGTAAACTGGAATAGAAGAAGGTCCGTATGGCAACCAGTAATATTGCTGGAAGTTTACAAACTTGTCCCAATCTATCAACGGATTCCAACTGTAAAATTCTTGTTTGTTTAATCGACGATGATTGTTGGTTATACCTCCCAGTACACTGATGTGGTTGATATGATCCAAATAGTCTTTGTTAAACACAACATTATTCAAGTCATCTTTGATAATAGCACTAGGTTCTAATTGATAATTCTGCCTGTCAGTGGTAGAAGTTTGTACAAATATATCGTCAGCAGTCGTGGCTTTGCTGTCTTGACGGCCAATAAAGCCGTTGACTTTTTTTACAGTGCCTGGCTGTAATAATTGTTCTAGTGTAGCATGAACAAATTTTTTGTTACTGTCAGATCTATAAAAACGAGGCAGTAGGCTAGAAATTTTTCTTGAAGAAGGATCTATCGGAACTGGGTATTCGTTTTGACTGTTGTCGTATGCCATTGTTTACCTTTAAGAACTAGAAATTTGATTTTTATTTGCAATTTTTTCAGTAGTTGTAATTGCACCGATGGCTTTGATTTTACTTGCTGTGATACTAGATACAATTTCGATATCATCAACGGTTGCTCCGTTTACAAAAATTTCATCTTTTTCACAGGTAATTTCAAATAAACTACCAAAATATAAATTGTCTGCTGTTGGCACAATGACAAAACTTACTATAAACGGTGATAGTTCTGCCAATACAAATGTTGACAATTCTCCAAAATAAAATGTATTTCCAAAATCCCAATTTTCAATTGAAAAGAATTTTGTTATAGAATTTAATATTCGTGTTTTGACATCATTATCGCTGATAACTTGTTCTATATTTTTTACCACTTTGAATGTGGCCTGCAAATCTATTTTTGCAAGACTACCAAATAGAACTTTAAATTTCACAGGGTGATAAATGATTTCGTCACTTATAGATTTAATTTTTCTTAATGTAGGGTGAAGATCATTATACAAACTGTCGCTGCTAGGAGGCAACGGTTCTTCTTCAATTGATCCGTTGATATATTGCCTGTATGTAGTGTCATATTCTTTTGTTAAAATAAAGATGTCAATTATGTTTGTAATTCCAGGATCAATTCTAGTTTCATAATCTGCATTATGAATATATTGAAATTTTAATTTGTCTCGACCAATTAGTACTTTATATTGTAAACTTGGTATCAATGTAGACGCAACTTTATCTAATTTTTTTATTACATCTGTATCGATAAAATAAAAATGTTGTGCCTCTACATATTGAGAGAATGAAGCAATTGCAGTTTCTGAAGGTAAAATTATAACCGTAGGATTTATTAAATCATTATAAATGTATCGATAATCTTCTTGTCGTTCGCCGATAGTGTATTTTTCTTGTACAATATATTTTTTTTGAAGAATCAGCAAATTTGTTTCAGTAGCAGAAGGTGGATCAACAATGTCATTAAAGATATCTGGATTATCTACAACACTGTCTTCATCTGTATCGGTAAACGTAATTTCAATTTTTTTAGTGTCAACATATCCATCTAATCCACTGTATTCTTTGAGAATAGACCAATCTCTATCAAATGTATAAGCAGAAGTTAAAGGTGCCGGTGCAGTGTTTATACTTAAAACTTTTATTTTATCTTTGGCCACTGTGTTTGTTCTAGTGTCATAAATTTTATCACTGCTGTCATAATAAAATCTAATCTGTTGATCGCTCTCAAATATGTAACGAAGTTTTCTAGAATTCACTGTGTAAAATTCGTCGTCCGGTGTAAACAAAATCAACCAACTGGCATCTAACTTTTGATTAGATCTGTCACCTGCTTTACCTAAACTAAACAAATTAGATACATTTAAATTTTGTTCGAAAACAATTTTCCAAGTTCTAGTTATTCTGTCATATCGCAGACCAAATGGTCTATTATCAAATACTAGATCAATAATAGTTGTAATTGTACTGCTTTCAATTGTATTTTTATATTTAGGAATAATTTTAGATAATCTAGCATCATTAGGAACAATGTCATTCAATATTATAGGACCAAATCCGGTAGACAAAGTACCAGTATTATTAGCAGTACCATCACCGGTAACAGATACAATTTTGGTCCATAATACTGTGGATCCATTAGACGGTATCCCAGTTGAAGGAATTGTTTCTAATTTATTATTAAGTGATTTGTTAAAATACTGATTGGAAGGAGCAATAAATTTAACCAGTGCTCCAGATTCAATGTAAGTTAAATCAGTGCTGGTAAATTGTCCTGTTGCATATGGAATAGCATCTACAGTATTTCCAAAGTATCCGGTGCTTTGATTAGTATCAACAGTTGTGGAATACCATCTTGAAATGATAGTTGCCGATGTATCAATTTCATAATTAGCATAGAAATAATTTTTTAAATTATCATCTTTAATAACATTAGATAATTGATTGTAAACTACAAACTCAATGTCAGTTTTAGTTACATAAGAAAATCTAAAACTGTCAGAATACAGTTCTTTATAAACTACGCCATCATCAGAAAATAAATTTGTTTTACTATATTTTCCTGTGGGATCCACTAGATCAAAATAACGACTTATTCCGCTGGAACTTCTATTAACTGCTTTGATCTTGAGTATTTCTTGACTCACTGCCAAAGGACTAATATTATAATCCTCTCCGGTGATCATTCTATTTTGAGTGTAATAACTAGCCGGAGCATTAGTTTTGATACTGTCATTAGTTTCTGTGGAGGCTGCATTGACCACAGTAGACAACAAACTCATGTTAATTGTTAATACTTCAATTTGACCTGTGTTACTGACATAAGAAATATCCACACTTACTGAACGAATGTCTTTGGGATTAATAGTGTAAGAAAATCCATTGCTGGTTCTGTAGTAAATTCTAAAGGTGCCCAGTGGCAACGTGCCAAATACCCCATCAGAAAAATTCAAACTTATTCTATCACCCACACGAGTAATGACACTATAGATGTTTCTTATATTTTTTTCTAAACTGTTGTAGATGGTGTTGTTGCCTTTGAAATCAGATACTGGAGCCCAGTACTGAGATTCTCTACCGTTGTTGTCTAATTTGTACAGCCATACATCTGTGTTGTTGATGTTGGCAGCATCTATGTCAACAATTTCATTTGACCCTGGTTGATCTAGTGTAAATGTGCCTGTATTAAGTTGACCTTGTCTAAAGTGAAAGAAAAATCCAGTGTTACTTGAACCGGTGCCCTTGCCGTCATCCTTGTAGATAAAAGCAGGTGTCACACCTAGTGCCGGTGGCTCTTCTTTCACCGCGGCATTCAACGTGTCTATAACTGTGCTGGTAATTTCAAATTGCATGTTTCGGCCGTCAACTGCTTTAGTGAACCCAAACACTGGCACATCGGTGCTGATGCCTTTAAATCTATACTGCTCTGTAGGAACCCCCACTATGGTGGCCTTGGCATCGGGTTTACCAAATTGTCTAGTGGGTTCTAATGCAGAATTAATTACTTTGATAAATTGTTCATTCCAGTTGGCGTTGGTAGGATCGTTCCATGCCACAGTGATGCCTGAAAGATTTCTGTTGTTGGAATCAATCACTGCTTCTGTAGTTTTTACGCTGGTAAATTTTAAAAATCCGTTGGCTGCTAAATTCCGTTTGGCATTGTAACTCAACAGTCTTGCCAATCTCAATACACTTTCGCGACGTTCTGCTAATTCTAAAAAATTGTCACGGGCATTTAGATCCACACGAAATGCAATGCTTTGTCCTAAAAACGCAATGAGATCTATCAGCGCTAGGTATTCAGAACTTTCAACATAGTCATTGAAATCTTCAGGATAGTTTTCTCTGATATATGATATCATCACTCTGCGAAGATTCTCAAAGTCGTAACTTTGAAAATCAGCATTTCTAAAAGTCTGATATATGCGTTTCCAGTCTTCAGCAACTAGTAATCGATTCTGACGATCGGTAGATGACATCGTTTATCCTTGTTCAGTATATTTATTTGTAAATTAAACTACGCATTTAACTTATTAGACCATTGTCTTGATCAAATTTAAATTGCAAACTTTCACTTATATTAAAATTCAAATATACCAATTCACATTCAATCTGTATGCCACTTTCGTATTGATTTACAATAATTTGATCGGCCTTGATCCGAGGATCGTAATTTATTATTTCTTCAACATTTTTTACAATGGCATTTCGAATTTCAGGAGTGAATGGCTCATACAACAGGTCCCATATCACTGTGCCAAATGTGGGATTTTCTAACTTTTCGCCCTGACGAATGTGAAAATGATTTATTATGTCTTGTTTGATCAATGCGAGATCATACAGTCCAAAATTTTCAGTAGCATCGCTAATTGTGCTAAACCCTTTGTAAATTTTTGTGTTGGGAGTTTGTTGAGATTTACCAGGTCCCTTGACTGTGATTCTATTATATAATCTGTTGTTGATTGTCATATTTCGCTTGCTCCTGAAATTTTAGCAAATGTATCTGTTCCGGTAGTGTATTTTTTCCACAGTTCCGCAGGATCTGCAATTGAACTAGAATTGCTTTCATTTCTATCATCAATATCTCTGTCAGTTTGATCAGGTTTAAACTTCACTGGATCGAGATTTTCATGGTGAGGCCAAGGTTCGTGCGTTGGTATTCTACGCATGATTGACTGCGTTAATTCACTGCCTTCTTCATCTGGAACACTGTGAGTTTTTAATTCTTTTGGTAATTCTGCTTCGCTGGCGGCGCTTGCTGAACCAGCGGTGGATGCTGTAGGTCCGTTGAAATTAATATTACCTCCAGAGATAGTGGTGTTAGCCGCGTTAATTTCCATATTGCTGCCTGATGTTTGAAAATTATGGCCGCCGATGTTAAGGTCAAAATTTCCACCTACAGTATTAGTAAAATTTCCATCATATAGCGCATCAACATTTC